GACCCGGAACAACAAATAGATCAAGATCAGTTTATAGCAGACCAAGGTATACGTAGCAGATCAGAAAGTTTTGGAGGTGCTAAAATATTATTTAAAGGTTTGGGGGATAAAATAACCGGGCTTTACCGAATGGCAAGCGGAGATGTAGCGGGCGCATCAGAAGCTTTTACGCGAGATAATCGCACAAGAAAGTACACTTATGAAACCGATTTTGGAAGAAGCGCTCCTGAAGGAGGATTTGTAAGAGATTATATAGAAAGCGATGATCCTTTTGAAAATTCTATGCAACAAGTATGGGATGAAAACATTGACCAGCCGGATCAAAATGTATCGGCTCTTTATAATTATCATTTCGGAGATTATGGTTTTACATTTGAAGAAGCTACTAATAGAGAAAAGAAAGAAGCTGGAGAAGAGTTTGATAGAAATAATGTAGTAAAAGTAACCTCAGCTAATGGAGATGAAATGTACCTACATCGCGATAGTGACCAAAGAGATTTAGCTGCCTTCTTAAGAAAGAATAAAGAAGCCAGTAGTTTAGCTTATCAAATAGAAGAAGGATATATTGAAAAACAAAAAAAGTTTCAAAGCAGAGAGCAAGTAGAAAAAACAATTAAAAAATTCCATTACCGAAGTGATAAAGTCATGGGTGAAATGCGTGATTTTTTAGCTTTAAAAACTATGTATTTGGAAAGCGGTATTAGGGATTTACCTACAGACCAGGTTATTTATATAGATAATAGTACAGGGGTTCTGTCTCTGAATCAACCGGAAGGAGAAGAAAATAATGTACGAGCGATGACGGCGGGGCAATTAGAAAAAGAATTAATGACACAAGCTTTTGACTTAAGTTTAAAAGACCAGGAGTTAGCCCGTATAGGAGCTGAGTTAGACGAACAGATAGGATCCTATTATATGATGGAGTCGTTACAGGGTAGAGTAAGCGGTATCTTATATAATGAATTTCTTAGAGGATGGGGTGACAGAGGAGCTGGATGGGCAGATTTGGTAATAGACGCAAGTACCTATATAGCAGACAAAGTAAGTGGAGGTAAAGCTTTAGGAGGTGATACTTTAGATGAACTGCGTAAAGAGATAAAATGGGGGGACAATAACGCGGAACTTATGGGGGTAGAATTAGGTGAAAACATTTATTCAGATTTTGTGAACATGTATTTAGGCGGAAAAAGCGGAGGGATGTTAGATGGAATAGGTGATGGCTATGTACATTTTTTAGGTGATGAAGCTACTACTCATGAGTATACTAAAAAACAAATGTCGAGGGGAGATAGATCATGGATGCAGCATGCTTTATGGACAGGGTTATATGGTACGGCTCGAAGTTTACCTATGTTTATTGGACGTGGGCCAGGAAAGACCAGTGCCAGAGTTACTACAGTAAGTAGTGCTTATGCCCGTGCTAATGAAGCTATTTCTAAGAACCCTTACTTTGATGATATATCTGAGTTGGAAAAAAAATTAATTTCTGTACCTATTGGTATTACAGTGGGGGTTTTAGAAGAAGTTGGTTTTAGAAATGTTCTGGAATCTAAAGGTTTACTGAGTTCTGTTTTAATGAGAGTATTGGGGAAAACTGGAGTTGATGTTAGTGGAAAAGGATTTCAAGAAGTAGTAAGAAAAGAAGTAAACAATATGTTCTCCAAAGGACTATTGGTGATAGGTGCCGGTGGTGCTGCTGAGTTTGAAACCGGTTTACTACAAGAGGCAGCAGAAATAGGAATTGAAGAAATATATGATGCTCTTAAAGGTTCCGAGGCTTTTAATAATCCCGATAACGTAAGAGCTATGTTGGATCAGCTTATGTTTGCTGGTGTGGCTGAATCAGTAGGTGGTAAAATAATGTCTACACCTTCTGCTATAGTAACCGCTGTGAGTGATGGAGATTTTTCTCAAGTATCTCCAGAAACATTTAAACTGTTTGAGGAAATAAGAAGTATGGAAAATATGCCAGAGATGACCAGACAAGGTTATGTGGCAGAATTAAAAAAACAAATTTTAGCAGGTACTTTAACTCAAAAAGAAGCAGATAAAAATTTATCTGTATATGACCAGGTAATAGGAGTCTCTAATCAAATTCCTGACAATTTACCATTAGAACAAAAACAACAACTGTTAGGTAATCTACTGAGACAACAAGAACTTAAAGATTATGTAGATAAATATGATAAACAGTTAACTAAAAAACAACAAAAAGAATTAAAGGAGTTAGAAGCTAATGTAGAAAATATATTAAGAGAAGGAGAAGCTGCTCGTCAAGAGTCGGAAGCTAAAAAAATATTTATAGATTACGCTATTAAATCTTTACAAAAGGAAGGGGTACAAAACCCTTCACCTCGACAAATTGAAATGAGAATGAGGGAGTTGGATGATGCTAAAAAGAAAATACTTAAGTCAGTAAGCAGTACAGTTGATAAAGTTGTAAAAGATGCTAAAAAAGAAACTACTCCTAAACCAGAGGAGGTAGTAGAAGAAAAAGTAACTGAAGAAGTTACTACACCAAAAGAAGAATTAACCGATAAAACTAAACAAGATGCCATTCAAAAGCCAAGCACAGAGAAAGTGGATGTACAAGTACAAACCCAAGATGGCCGCCAAGTGGGAGAGAGTGACACCCAAGGGGCCGCTGCCGTTGAGAGTCAAATCCAAAGTGAAACCGATATTGAAACGAAGGGGAAAAAGAAAGTAAAACGAGATATAGAACAAGAAGTTAAAGATTTAGATGCTTTGATTTCTGAACAAACTGGTAGACCGCGGGAGATAGTAACAGAACAGGAGACTGATGTGACAGTAGAGCCTACTCCTGCTACCGGAGTAGAGACTGATGTGACAGTAGAACCTACTCCCGCTACCGACGTAGAAACCGCTGTACAAGAAGAAGTAGACACCACTCCTTTACCAGAGGGAGAAGTAGAAATAAATAATTCAGAAGGTGTAAAAACCAGAATGAAAGGAAGAAAGATAGCAGACAATGTTACTATAACGGAGCAGTCTCCAACTGAAACACAAACAGAACAGGTAGATTTTATTACCAATGTAACTCAAAAGGCAGCCTCTGCTGTTAAAAATCTTATGCCTAATTTAAATTTTGTGTTGCATAATTCACAGCAAGATTTTGATTTTGTTGTGGCTCCCGAAAGCAAAGGTTCACGGGCAGTATATAATCCAACCACCAATACCATTCATATTAGTATACCAAAAGCTAATAACAGAAGTGTGGCGCATGAAGTTATGCATGCCGTGGTGGTAGATAGATTAGGGGTTGATCCTAATATTAATAAGATAACTAAGCGAATGTTAAACGCTGCCTTAAAATCTATTAAGAATCCTAAGATCAAACAAGACCTACAGAAATTTGCTAAAGATTATGAGGCGGGTGTACAAAACGAAGAACAAGTGTCCGAGTTGTTTGGAATGTTAGCTTCTAATTATACTAAGTTAGATTACAGCACCAAAGATGTGGTTAAAAGGTGGATCCAAAAAATTGCTAAGACTATTGGTTTACCTGTAAATATAACGAGATATACAGAAGAAGATGCTGATATAATAGAGTTCTTTAATGTGGTGTCTAAAAAAGTAAGAAAAGGAAAAGAAATAAAAGATACAGATGTAGAGGTGATTGAAAAAATTAAAGTTCCTAAAAAGGAAACTAAAAAGCAAACACCTAAAAAAGAAACTAAAAAGAAAGAGACTAAAAAGAAAGAGACTAAAAAGAAAGAACCTAAAAAGAAAGAGGATACCCAGAAAGAGAAACAACAAAAAGCCGGTATAGATAAATTAATACAAATGTATAATATGAATCCTAAAGGATTTATTGGTCCAAACATTGGCAATTCATTACCAGCTTTAAAAAACTGGGCAGCTTCTTTAGGGTATGGAGTAGGAAGAGCGCAAGTAAGAGATAAGAGTGCTTATGATTATGGTAGAACCACCGGATATTTTTTAACTAAGAACGGAAGAATGGTTAACCCAAGGCTCAAAGAGAGACAACAAAAAATAGTTAACGAAAACCAACAAGAAGTATTTAATAAAGAAGACAATGCAATTGATATTATTAATAAAGCGCGTAATCAAAACTTTACCGATCCTGCTATTAAGGATTATTTAACCAGAGTTAGAAAGTTTCCGGTAAGAGAGGTAAACGAATTAATGAAAGTAAATGCAGATTTACTAACAACCATACCTCCATCTTTAGGAAATTTAGTAGGAGGAATGAACAATGGAATAAAGTTATACACTAAAGTATTTAAAAAATATAACCAACTACGTAAGGCTAACATTCAGTCTAAGGTTAAGAAAACAGAACAAGAAATCATGGATGAAACCATGGAGTTTTTAAGAAACCAACCGGAGTTTAAAAAGGTGGGTGATAAAAAGAAAATAGCTTTATCTTCTCAACAGAGATTAATAGAAATTGATATAGCACGTGCTTTAGGAGGTAAGCAAAGTTCAGACTTAGCTAATGCTCTTAAAACTTCACGTTTAATTTTAAATTCTAAAAAATTAGGACAGAGAGAAATTAAAAAAGTTCAACAAGACTTAAGAAACTTTTTAAGAAAAACTTTACCTAAAGATGTATATACTAAAAGTGATGTTTCTAAATTACTATTAAAACTTTCGCAAGCTAATAAAGATAATATCCAAAATATTCAAAACGAAATCATAGAGTTTGCCGCAGAAAAAAATAATAAAATATTAGAAGGAGAGGTTCAAAAATTATTAAACCCAAAAGATAGAATTAAAATTAACAACATCTTAAAAGGAGTAAAGATAGATGACGATACTCGTAAAAGAATTGAGAACATTAGAAACAAAGTATATCCTAAAAAAGCATTTAAAACTGAAGACGAGGTTAACGATTATCTAAATGAATTAGAAGCAGAATATAATAAGATAAGCGAAGTTCCTAATAAAAAAGAGGGAGACTTTACAGCAATGGCAGACTTAGAAATTATAATGAAGTTGGTAAACGCTAATAATTTAATGGGAGATAACGATATTAATAAGGTAAGTTCTTTATCTACAGTGGTTACTGCTTTAAAAGATATTATGGTAACCGGCAGAACAGCATTAAAAGAACAGTTACAAAAAGCTCATTTAGAATACAGAAGACAATTTGAGCAGGTATATAGAGATGTCGTTGGAAGAGAGGAGAGTTTTGAAGACCAAGCTATTAGAGAATTACAAGAAGAAGGAATAGCAAAACCTACAGATATTCAAATTAACGATAAGATATCAGATATAATAGAGGATATTAGAAAAGAACAACCAGATTTAGACCGCTTGGTAGACAAGAAGAACAAAACCAGAGGGCGTGCTAAAAAAATAGTCAATAGTATTTTTCAAAGCATGGGAGATATGATGGCTAAAAACTCCGATATGTCTTTATTAATGGCTAAAATATCTAAATTACCGGGCGAACTTTTTGGAGGTAAGACACAAGCTGAAGTTACCGAGAGAATAGATGAAGCCAGTCGTAGTTTTAAAGAACGTACTATGATAGTAAACTCAGTTATAACTACTAAAGCTAAAGAGTTGTTTGGTAAAAAGTGGAAGAAGTTAATGAGTACGGATTACAACCAAAAAAGTATAGATATAATTTCAGAGACTGAAGCAATTAAAAAAGCTGAAGTGGCTTATGAGCAAAATCCTACTGAGAAAAACAAAAACAAATTAGATGATGAAATAGGTAAAAGAACATACACCTTATCTCCTAATGAATTATATTATTTATATAACCAATATAAAGACCCTCTTAATCACGCTGGTTTACAATCAACTTTTGACACAGATCAAGATGGTTTAGTTAAAATAATGAATGAGATAACCTCTACTTTAGAATCAGAAAAATATAAAAACTTAAAAGCCTTTGCAGATTGGCAAGTAGATATATTATATCCATCTTTATATCAATATTATAACCAGGCGTATAAAGATATCTATAGAATTGATATGCCTTACAATGTAAACTATGCGGGTATGGTGTATAGAGATGTGGATCAAAAAGATTCAGATCCAGGCATAAATTTATTGGCAGGAATGAAACCTCAATATCATAATGTGGTGTCAGCTAACTCTACTAAGATGAGACAAGATAATAAGAGAGCTATTAAACCTACTGATGGTACTAATGCTTTGTTTACTTATGTAAGAGATATGGAATACTTTGCAGCTTTCGCTCGTCCTATCAGTGACATTAATAAAATTTTTACTAATCCTGTCATTAGAAAAACCATTAAAAGAGTTCACGGGGAAAACACTAATAAGACGATAGACGCGGCTATACAAAAAATTGCTAACAAGGGTATGTCTAAAGAAGCGTTAGAGTTTGGGAACGCTGTTAACATCATGCAAGATGCATTTGTTTTATCTCGTTTAGGTCTTTCTCCTGTTATTACTTTAAAACAGTTAACCTCAGCACCAGCTTACGCTGCCCATATAGGATACAGAAACTGGTTTAAAAATGCGTCTGCTATTCGTGGAGTAAGAGGAGAGTCTATTAAAGGTGCGTGGAAAGAAATAAAAGAGAACTCTGTTTATTTAAAAGACCGTCAAAAAGAAAACATTAGTAAAGCTTTAGAAACCTATACCGAAGATAAAATGGTTAGTTACTTGTCGGGAGCTAATAGACAAAAGTTATTAGATTATATGATGTTTAATGTAAGGCTGGGAGATATAGGAGCTATTTATTTAGGAGGAGTTCCTAATTATGTTTATTATAAGAATGAGTTTAAAAAGAATAATCCTAAAGCTACTGAACAAGAGGCGATTAATCATGCTATTAGATTATTTGAAAGAGATACTAAAAGGACGCAGCAGTCTACTGACTTACAAGACAGAGATTACTTTCAAACTAAAGGAGCATTTAGTAGAGCTATGAACATGTTCCTTACTCAGCCTAAGCAATATTTAAGGCAAGAGGTATATGCTATAAGAGAGTTTTATAGGTTGTTGGCTTCTGGAGGAAAGCAAGGTAAAGGAACTAAGTGGCAACACACTCGGGTATTTTTGACTTATCATGTGGTTTTACCTATGTTGTTTCAATGGGTAGCTAATGGGTTACCTGGGTTTTTAGCAGACTGGGATGAAGAGGATGAAAGTGATTTAGCAAGAGCAGCTATTCTGGGTAATATAAATGGGTTATTTATTATTGGAGATATAATAAGTAATGGTGCAGATTTATGGCAAAGAAAACCGGAGTCGTTTTTAGAGGCTAAAAACTTAACCATCCTAACTCAATCTCAAATATTTTACAAAAAATTCAATCGTTATTTAATGACGAAAGACCCAGATAAAAAAGAACAACGCTTGATGGAATTAATAATGGAAGGAGCACAGTTCACGGGTCTACCTGCTAATAACTTAAGAAAAATTTATTTAAATGCTGAAGAGTTAGTAGAAGGAGGAGAGGATCCGGCCAGAGTTATTATGCGTCTATTTAATTACAGTGAATATCAAATTCAAAGTGAGAAAGAAAGAAATGCTAAAAAGAAAAAAGACTTAAAACGTATTAGAAAAAAGAGTTCTAAGCGTAAGAAAAAAAGAAAAACAGATAACCCTATGGAAGATGATTTAGATGTAATGAGTGGTGATAATCCAATGATAGGAAACAATCCTATGGAGAGCGACAATCCGATGGAGGGTGATAATCCGATGGACTAATAAATAAAATATATGAAAGATTTTAATGAAGATTTATGTATGCGTCACAGTTATAATTTACTGTTAGGTAAAAAAACATTAGATCAATTAATAGAAGAGACCACCACCTTGTATGTTATGTTTAATCCCGGTAAAAAAATAGTTACTATGCAAGATGATATATATGATATTCTAATTGAATACTTTACTTATACAGAAGAATATGAAAAATGTGCGGAACTCTTAAAGGCTAAAACAAAGTCTCGTCTATAATATTTTTTCCTAATTTAACTTATCTAATAATTGTTGCGGGGTATAGATCCTGAGTTTATTATTGTAGTTATTATAAATCATAGTAAACTCTTTGTTAAGCTCATCAAATGTCCAGAGTGCTCTTACACCTCCCTTCACTTGATTTCGTAAAATGGTTTTAATGGTATTATATTTCATGTTCAAATTTAATATGGGCATTAGCCGGTCTGTTTCTATTGTATTGTTCTACTAAAAAATTTTTATTATAGTTACGTCTCTCTGCTTCCAATTTATAATAGAGAAAAGCTTGAAAGCCATTAACATGGGAGTCGGTTGGAAAGAAGTATTTCCATCCTTTTGATTTTCCTTTAACTATATAGTAGCAAAAAGCCACACCTATCTTACCAGTGTTTTTTTTAAAATTAATAACAGCCGTATGATCAGAAGTAGGAATAACTTCTTCTACGATAAAGGTTTCATTACTTACATTACCCTCTCTATCTGGTCGAGAAAATCTTTTTGCTATTACTTGGCTAAATTTATTTAACTCTTTGGCTATTTCTTTTTTCATTAATTCTATTATGTGTTGCTATCCTATGACAGTTAGAACATCTTATTTCGCATTTATCTATTTCTCTTTGAATAGATTTAATACTATATGCTCCTCTTGCCATATCAGATATGTTACTTACTTTAGTTCCTTTGACATGATCAAAATCTAAAACTATACTATTAGTCTCTCCGCAATCCACACAACAACCTTTTTCTTTTAACGACCTTACGTAAGCTTGGTTTTTTCTTTTCTGTCGTTTGTTTCTTTTTCTACTCCGTGCTTTTATTTTGTCTTTATGTTTTTCATAATGACGTTTACTGGCTGCTGCTTGGTCTTTCTTGTTTTTGTAAGCCACTTTTTTAACAAGGCCAAATTACTATTAATTTAAATTTCATCAGACAGTGATTGTATTAAATCCGCTAACTCTTTAATTAATTCTTGTGCCTTTTCTTTAGCTTCTTCGTGTTGCCTATCCATTAAGTCTTCGTATAGCTCGTCTCCGAAGTCATGAATTTTGTCACATATATAGGTAATATGAGTAATTGCTTGACTATCTTCAGGAGCTATTCTTGACATATATTACATTCCGTTTAAAATATGATTTAATTTTTTTTCTAAATCTGCCATTCTTTTTTCAGGAACTCTTTCTTCTATTAAATCTATTACTGTTTGATATTTCTTTGTTCTCTTTAGTAACTCTTCGCACTGTTCTTGAACATCTATTAATGACAAATTTAACATTTTATTTTTATTATGCAAATCTTTTAATTCTTTTTTTAATTTAAAGGGTTCGACTTCCTCATATTGATGAGCTTCATGGTACCAAATGTTTTGTATTTCTAAGTAGTCAGGCTCCATAGATTTATCATAAAGTAAAAGCGAATCCCATTTTCTTAATGCACACAATACAGTAGCATGACTTTTTTTAAAGTGCCTACCAATTTCAGGATAAGTCATATTGACTTCATCTCTCATTATTTTATAGCAAATAGTTCTGGCTTTTATATATTCGTAAGTACGTAGAGAAGTTTCCAGGTCTAATCCATAGAAAGAACTAACGATGGATTTTATTACTTTGGCTTTTTCGTGTTTCATTTGATTTAAGATTTAAGTTAAGTAGATCTAAGTATTCATCCATAGATACTAATTTTAGATCGGAAAGAATTATATGAGGAGAGTTAGTCCTTATCATTTCTAAAGCAAAAGTAATAGGATTATTATTATCATCCATAACCACTCCTCCTAAAATGGTAGACACTAAATTGTTAGCCGGAACTTTATCGACATTTTTCTCAATGAACTTAGCGATTTTAATTCCGGTACGGATGTCCATCTTTTGTAGCTCCTCTACAAAATCTTCAGCCACATCATAACCCGACTCCCTTATATACCTCGGTTTTACATCCATGCTTTTTTAATTCTTTTAATCTATACTCCTGCAATTTAGTTAATTTTCCATTAGGTTTTTTGATTTCAGAAAATAAAACATCACAACCTGGCGGAATAGCCAGAAGATCCGGGATACCATTCTTATTAGTCTTGATTAGCTTAAGAACATAGTACCCTTCCGCCTCCAGCTCTTTAATCCTTTTGCTTTGTATTTGTTGTTCTGTCATTTTTATAATCTAAATAAAAGCCTATGGCTACTATTATATTCATTGAGACAGATGAAAGGATTTCTATTAGATCATGAAAATTATGAATGGATAAATGAATGTGTCCAACTACCCAAAACGGAATAGCTAAGTTTTGACTAATCCAGATCAAAGTAAAAACGATAAACCTTTTCATCCCTACAAATTTACAAAATCTCTTCTAAAGTGTGCGAGGGTGTAATCTTTCTTTTTCACCACCGCTTTGTAGATATCTTTTTCAATTCCGTTTTTACTAAAAATCCAGTACACTTCATTCTTAAGTCTATCTTTAGTAGTCATCCTATCTCTTGATTGCCAATAAGATGTAGCACTAAAGTCAATGTTATAATACACTAAACAATCTGCCTTACGCAAAGATATACCCTCTCTACCACTTACTATTTGTAAAGCTATGTTTTGATCAGTAGTATTAAAACATTCTAAGGTGGTGCATAAGTCTTCTCCAAACACTTCTTTTAAAGCATTAAGTTCTTCTTTAAATTTATAAAAGATTCCAATCTTTTTATTTTTAAAATGGTCTTTAATAAATTGTGCTTTACTTAAATCTAATACCATAGAGTTTCCGCTCTCAAACTTAATAGTTCCGCTACATAACTGGTGTACTTTAGTCATTAATTTAACAGCTGAGTCAGCTAATATAACTTCTTCATTCCCCTCTACTACTAAATCTTTTTTTAGTTTTTTTATCAATTCTAAAGTAGTTGGTTGAAGATCTAACTCTAAGACATGTTCGTTGGTTTGTACTTTAAATCCTGCGTCTTTCTGACTAAACTGTATAGTGTATGGACGCATTTTAGTTAAGATGGTTTTGCTTCCTTTTGAATAGTCGTTTATATACATACCTCCAATCTTTTTTCTCACTACCCCTACATATGCTGCAGAAAACTTGTAGAAGTTTCTGAAATCCCTAAAAGGATTTTGAGGTATAAAATGTACTTGATGATACATCTGTGAATAAGATTCAGGAGTAGGTGTTCCGCTTAATAAAATTACGTAAGGGTTAGATCTAAATATAATTCGCGCTACCTTTTTACTTCTACCATTAGGTTTTGGAAACGCCCCCATACTATGAGCCTCATCACATATAACTACATCCCATTTTGTTTGTCGGACTTTATGTAGGGACTCGTAATTAATTACAGTTAATTTAAAAGGAGGTTTATATAAATCATAGTCATGTTCTATACTGGAGATAGCCTTCTTTTTGGTTATAAATAAAACTTCTTTTACTTCTAAGTTATTACATATACCTAAACTGGTTAAGGTTTTCCCAGTTCTTACCTCCATTGCTAAGTATAAAAATCTATATTGCTTTATTATATCAGTACCTTTAGCAATAATTTTAGTTTGATAATCTCTAAACTTTATCATACTTCTAACGTACCTTGAACATCATAATGAGATTTCTCTACAAACTCAATCCATTTTCCTATATTATCTCTCCCTTGTAAAGGTTCACATCCATATCTGTAATGAGAATAAGAGATTAGCCATTTACCAAATCGAACTCTACTAACAGCCATTCGAGACTTCGGTGCATAGTCTGGATATTCATTTGTAAAATCAATATATAAATCATTAATTTTTATTTTGTTATACTTGATAAGTTTAGCGTTTTTATTACCTCCAATTACACCACACCACTCTATAAACTCATGAGAAGTTTCAGCCGAGAACCTTCTTGCTTTTAAATTAACAAAGTCACTCTTCAGTAATCCTTTGTCTAAATATAATTGTAAACATTGGATCATATAATTATCAAATTGACACCAGTCATTATCATCCCACTCTCCAAACATTAGTTTTCCAAACTCAACAAGAGGAGTAAACTCTTTGGTATAAAACTGACTCAGTTCTAACTCCCATTTTCTTCTTTCAAAAGAAGATCCTTTACCTTTAATTGCGTAGTTAGTAGTAATAGCAACCTTTGGAGATTTACTAAATGGTATTTTAATTGCATCTTTATTTTTCTTTTCCAGAGTTAATCCTTCTGTAACTACACTAAATAATCTTTCAAAGTCAAAATGTTTTTTAACATCATCAAAACAAAGTATCTGAGTGTCAGCTGATACCAACTGATAAGCAAATGATTTTTCAAAGTTAAAAGATTTACCATCTATTACTACTAATTTTTTCATATGCCCAATACCGGTCATAAATAATCCCTTACCGGTTCCTCCCTCTGGATTGTCTGATATAACTTCATCATTTAAAATAGTGGCTGGACAATAAGATAAATTTTTCCATCCATGCAATAGGTAACCTATAGTGGACTCCATCGAGATTGTTCTTTTTTCCGTACCTCCACTAATGTTACTAATGAATGTTTTGTAATCACAGTTAGTAATAGTACATAAATCAAATACCCTATCAATAACATGATCCTTCCACACATATCCTCCTAAATCTAAATAATCTATAGGAGTAATCTCATCTTTAGTTATTTTTACTGCACAGTTTTTATAATATAAATAAGCAGTGTCTTTATCATCAGCTATAAAGTAAACATTAATAGAAGATAATAAAGTCAAAAACTCTTCTCTAAAATAACGTGTACATTCTGCAAAATAATTATAAATCGATATATCATCTACATCTAATAAATAATTTAAAACAAAATCTTTTATTTCTTTTTCAGAGGTATGATCTATTAAATTGTTAGTTACCTTTACAAAGACATAATTCTTACTACCTTCGGGATTGAATTTGTAAAATCCATTCTCTTCTAAAAACTTCTTAAAAGAAATGTGAACAATCTTAACTACACCCTTTTCAGATTTTGTCCAGAACTTTTGTTTATCTTGTTCTTCTTCTAATCTACGTATAACATTATCTAAAACCGTATCTTCAACTTCCGTGTCGTTTTCTATAGACTCCTTTATTTCTTTTTTAGATATTCCTTTTCTTAATTTTTGTTTTACTTGAGTTACCTTTTCCTCATCCTCATAGTATTTAGTTCCAAAGTTTTGTACTTGTTGATAAGCAGAGTGTATGGTTCTTTTAATTTCACTTTGAGGGAAATCAGAACTTACAAAATTACTCATGATGTATTCTGCTAAAGTTTTATTAATTCCAAAATCATTAAAAGCAGATGCTAATATATACACATTGTTATTTCTTTCTCCACTTTTTAATCCGTACTTTCTTTCCCACCACTTCACTAAGATATCTACAATTTTATTTTCATCTGTGATCGGAATAGTTTGTATGTCTTTATGTTTTACTACCTCTTGGTATTCTTGTTCTTTAATTTGATTGAAAACACTTGACTGTTCATTTATGTAAATCAATGGATCATAACTTTCATAACATACTCTTGATAAATTTTTACAAGTCTCATCAAAGTATGGAGAATTAAAGTGATGCTGTAAAGAATTAAAAAACTGTTTATGAGTTTCTGCCTCTGCTGGTATTTTTATTAACACCTTTAAACCTAATCCACTTGGAGATATAAATACTGAATAAACATATCTATCTTTAGTTAGGTTTTCTTTTTCTTCTAATAATAGTTTATCTGTTTCGTAACCATCAAAGTCTAAACATATTAATCCGCTATGCTCGGTTAAAGAAGCATCATTTCTTTTAGTAAATTTACCACTAAAACATATTGCCGGTAATGACTGCTTTAATTGATTACGTTTTGACTTATCTTTTTCTGATCGTATTGTACGGACTATTTCTTGTGATGCTCCCTGTTTTATTCTTTCTATTATTATCGATACATCTCTATAAAAAGGTTGAGAGGTATCTTTAATATCTTTAAAAATTGTTATTTCCATGTTCCGTTGTGTTAAGTTAGTGTTGTCTTTTTATTCTTTTTTTTTATTCTTTTCTTCTTATATAGTTCTTTTTAGTGTTAAAGTGTTACAAATAAATATAAAAAAAAGATAAAAGAAAAATATATTTATAAATGTTTTGTTGGTATATAAAAATACAGGCTCAACTCAACACTGTAACACTAATAGGTCGTAAAAAAAGGGGATACCCGTTCTTCTTTACTGCCCGGTCTAAAGCCCCTTTTTAATAAAAGAGGGAGAGGTAATCTTTACAAAGTATAACCGCACTGTTAATAATTAATAACGATTACAACCCTCTTTTACAAATACTACCTAAACAAGATTTAGAATGGTAAATCTTTTTCTGCTTCTTCAGAAACAGCTTCTTCTTGTTTTGGTTCAGGTTTAAATGTATCGATCGCTACATAATGAGTCTTACCATACTCATCAGCACCGTCTCTTTTTGCTGATACATTTACCTTAATGTACTTTTTACCATTATACTCGAACATGTGTTCTTGAGGTAAGTCTGATAAACAAATACTACATGAGATCATATTCCCATCAAATTTGGAAGTACCACTTCCGACATAGATTTTTTCTTCTGCCATGATTAAAATTTTTTATAAATTATTTGTTCCAACATATCCATTGTAGCTTCCATGACTTGATCACGTTCAGCTTGTGAAGTGTAATTGGTTGGAACTTTCAACCACACCGCACTATTTTTTTTCTTAAAGAGTTTCTTTAATAATATAGTTTTCAATATCTTCAGTTGCTTCATTACTAAAAAATTTATTATATATTTCTACTGCTTGTTCTACTTTATACTTTCCATCCATTAAAAACTTTTCTGATGGATAAAATATACCTAACTCTAAAGTTAATTTATCTACTACATAAAAAACTAAAGGTTTGTTAAAAAACTGCTGATATAAGTATGCTTGACTATCATAATTATATTTCTTTGCACTATACTTAAAATCTTTTATATTAGATGTTGTTTTAAGATCTATTAATATATCCTCTCCTACTATATCTGATTTACCTTTCCATTTTACCCCAAACAATTCATGAATAGCCGGCACTTCATATTCATTTTTATCATCATAGATAGCTTCATAAAATTCTAAATTGTTTTTCATAGTATCTATTGCTAAATTAATTTCATCCTTTTCTTTTTTTAACATCATTAAAGGTCTTTTATATTCTAACAATTCTTCCTTATATTTTTTAGTATTTCTACTGGAGGCATCTATACTGGAGTATTCTTCAGCTAACATTTTATCCGGCTCTAACATAGCTACATGAAAGTATCTACCTACTAACATAGCTTTAGTCATTGGCTTTTCTTGTTTAAAACTTTTAGGATCTTTAAGTAAAGTTATAATATCAGAATTAGATAAAAATTGTCTTCCAAATTTTCCATAGTATTGACTATCTTCTTTAAGTTTAAGTAATTCTTCTTTCATTATTTAATGTGTTTAGATAATTCTCTTTTAACTGATGCTTTAATGTTATATTTAGTTTCTAAATTTTTCACAATTTTAGGTAATCCTAATTCTTTATTAGCCCCAATATACTTTAATACTTTAGCCCAGTTATTGTCTCCAATATCTAAAGTAATTGTAGTTGTTTTTGGAGTAGGAGTTTTACTTATCTTTTGTTTTACTGGGGCTTTAACCACCTCAATAGTATCTTCTCCGATCCATAAACTTAACCCCAATCCATGCATTGCAATAGCTTTAGCTGTTGATCTTTGTATGGCTGTATTCACATCCATTGATGTTACTTTCTCTATAGGAATAGAGTTGTTTCTATAATCCATAACTGGCAGGTAATCAATATGTTCCATCTCATATATAGTTATACCTACTTTTACATAAGCTGTCTTACCATCAGTAAAAAAGTTTAATCCAGTTTCTTGACACTCATATACTTTTCGTTGAGCATAAGGATATTCTGATTTTAATATATTCCAAGCTGTAGCCCAAGACAAGTAATCAAACTTACCTTTTTTATCTGTCTTGTCTTTAATTGATATTGCTGATAGTTGTTTAAAAATGTTTCTCTTTTTTTCCATTTGTTAATTGATTTAATTGTTTATTACGATTTGAGTATTTAATAAGTAAGTTTTCTCTACTTACTTTTAATTTTTGTATGTGTTTATCATTCTTTCTTGTATTCACTTCTGTTCTGATCTTGTCTTCTATTAAATCTAACTTACGTTTACAATTTAACATAGACAATCTTATTGTCCCTTCTTTCCATCCATAAGTGTAAAATAAATTATATTCTTCTTTATTACACTCTTGAAAAAAATCTCCACTTCTACTGCAATTTAAAATTTCTGTTTTAGATGGAAACTTTTGTATCTTAACTCCGTTATTTATTACACAATATCCATTAGACTTTTGTCTATGTATAGCATTTACATCATCAAGGGCTTGTGAATAAATATCTTCTATATTATACATTCTGTATTTTTTCTACAACATCTTTAAAGTCTTGATCGTTGTCTATAAGTTCTTTAGCTTTTTTATATCCGTGTATAATAGTAGAATGACAAACGCTGTGTCCATTTTCTTCCATAAATCTTTGTATATAAGAAATACGAATCGGTCTTTCCATACATAGATAATATAGTATTTGTCGAGCATCTACTATTTCTCTACGCTTAGTTTTATCAAACATTTGATCTAAAGTCAAATGAAATTGTTGAGCAATAGCCGTAGCATATGCATCAAAAATAGATTTTTTCATAGTATATTTTATTTAATTTAATTCGGTGGCTAAGATAATTCTTTTTCAATTCTTAACCAAATAATGTTTAACTTTTTTTTATTTCTTTTCTTTTCTACATTGTACTTTATACAATATAAGATAGCCAATTAGATCCAGTAAAGTGTCTTCGGTTTGATCATTTAACCCTACGGTTTTAATTCTACTTAACTTATCATCTATACGGGCAAGTATTCCCTCTTTAGCAGATAGTTTAGAGAAGATTTTAGGTGGTTTATTAGCAGTATCTCCATACGCTTTGTTCTTTTCCAGTAGCAACATAACTACTTCTCTTGCTACCTCTTTAATTAATTCACTTGTTTTATTTTTTTCCATTGTTAAATAATTTTTTATAAAATTCTTTTTTCCCTAATTTAGTGTCCAAATATAAAGTTTTTAATCTCGATTCAAAAGTTTTTCTCATCTCTTCTTTATCTATTACTTTATACCCATCTTCATCTTCCCAGTAATACACCGGTATAATTAAGTTGTCTTTTAAATTTTTATCTTTCATTGCGTAATTTTTTTTCATTCATATAATCGTTTAGTCGATCAGCCATATTATTTTTCCATACCACTTTGTCTATGATATTGGTATAATCTTCTGTTTTTCCACTATACCTAAACCAATCTTCCATTTCTATATAATTTTGCTGATGTAGTTTTTTTAAATAATTTTTTTCTTTTAGTTCGGCTATCACATGATTAGCCATTTCTTTTTTATCCATAAGCTGTTGTAAAAATTGTATATACTCTTTGTTAGGTTGTTCCTTTAATTTTTCTTTTAGTATTAATGTTCTTATTTCTTCCATAACTTTTATAAATGTCCACCATAATTTTGCCCTACAATCTCATATCTCCATTCGCTTTCTTCATTTTTTTCATCTAATCCTTCATCATTATCTAATCCAAATCCAAATTCATACTTTGCCTCATTTATAGCTTCATCCATTTCGTATTCATACATTTGTGAGTATTCGTTTAGATAATCTAATACCTCTTCTTTTTTAATGTTATCTGGTACTTCTACCTCTACTTCTGCTACTTTGTGATATACACTTCTGTTGATAATTTTTACTTTCATTTTATTTAGTTTTAATTGTTAAAAAAATAAGGCAAGAGTGTGGTATCGCAACTGATTTTCTCTCTTATTAAGTGTGTTTGAGGGCGATATCTTTATTACAGCAATAACCTCAACCAGTACACACCTTATATATTATTCATCTCTCATATCTTCCAAATAGTTTTCTCTTTGGATCGCTTCATATTCATAGTCCTCAATTATCTCACAACCCTTATCACAAGTATCACATATATAATTTTCTTCTGTTTCTTCCCATTCAGAAGAATCCCAAAACTCTCCCCCACAACAATCGCTTACCATACTACATCCCCCATCATCAATAGGGTTACTTAATTTCCAGTCATCATAATTCATAGTTAATATATTTCATGTGTTGTGTATATTCCTACATAATCGTAGTAATGTCCTAATTCAGAATGCACTACTCCATCTTCTCCTATTGCTACTATAAAACAACATTCTTCATCTTTATCCCATAGCTCTTCTATAAATTTTGTTATGTCATTTACATCATCAAACCCACTACACCATTTAAGATAATTGCCCTCGTAAATAATCATATCTTTATGTTCTTTAGCTAACTTAAAAATTTGTCCATGTTTGTTTTGAATCTTATCCATGTTTTCTTTTTGTTTAGGCGGTATTCCTAATATAACTTCACTTCTATATCCCATTTTATCTATATTTAATTTTTTCTATTTGTATTGTTCCACTATTTATCATCTCCCAAACTTCTTCCCAGTTTCCCTCATCCATCTCCCACTCAATATCATCTCTTCTGTATTTTGTTCCAAAATTACTAAATGCTTGAGGAGAGGTAGATATTTTATAATCTCCATCAATTTTTTTAACACTCCATCTGTATTTATTATCACACATGACAGACACTACATCAATTTTTATTTCTCTTGGTTTTCCCTCAATTTTTAATACTGGAGGATCTAATCTTAATTTATGATATAAACTCATTTTATTTTATTTTATGTTAAATTTCTTTTTGTTTATTTTACTTACTTCTTTATGGATGTATTTCATCCATTCGGTATAACTCTTGTTAGTGTTCTCTCCTATCTTTCTCAATGACATAGGTTTTAATGTTGTTTTTGTTTTCATATAAGTTAATAAATTGTTTTTAGTTTTTTATATTCTACTGCAAATCCATTATGAACAAATATGAGTTGAGTTTGATATTTGTTAGAGTTGATACTTATAAATTTATTTGCACTTTCTAAATCGTTAAAAAATTTTGTTTTCCACATAGTTCTATAATTTTAATTATTTAATTATTGACAAATGTATATAAAAATTTTAATATAATCACAATAAATGTTTAATTTTTTTTAATTAATTGTGTATTACTTCCAGTAATTTTAATAACATAAAAGCTATTGCTCCTATAAACATTATTGCAAATACTCCAAATATCACACTTTCTGCTATTAGTTTGGGTAGGTTTTTCTTAAACTTTTCCCAGTCTTTTCGATCTTGTTTAGTCCAATCTAATTCGTTTACAATTTTATCTGACTTTTCTTTATTCACATTATTTAGTTTATTTAGTTCATCTAATCTTTTGTAAATATCATTCATAAATTGTTTATCATAGTGTGTTTTCATTTTATTTAATTTTAATTGTATAATGTTCTCCCATAGGGCTATCGTGATGGCTTATTCTCACTTCATACTCCCCCTCTTTTTCTTTTGTTATGTAATATGTTAAATCACATTCAGGGGCTATCTCTCTAAATATATCTTCTCCTTTTGTTAATTCAAACTCTTTATGCCCTGTCCTGTTTCTCCATCCCATATTCCTACCTTCTACATATACATCTTTACCTATATGTTGAGTAAATTCTTCTTCTAATTGATAAAGAAAGTCCTCATAGTGTTCTTGTCCTATCCAAACATCATTTTCAAAATGTTTTTCTATCTCCTTATCTGTTACAGAAGAAACATCTCTTTCTTCATCCCATAATATACTCACAAGAAATTCTTGTTTGTCTCTTTGAAAAAACTCTATTTGGTTTTGCATATAAGCATACACATCATAAAAAGTTTCCCATACATAAGTTTTTGTTTCCATAGTTTTATTTATTTAATTTTAGTTAATTCTTTTTTTTTAATTTATTAATCATTTCATCTAAATACCTCATATACATAAAATTTGTTTTGTATAAAGGTTTTCTTAATTCTCTTTTCAAACATTCTCTATAAAAATTTATATCTTTTTCCATAGTTTTATTTATTTAATTTTAGTTATTTATTAATTGTCTTTCTGTTCTTCTTTCTGTTCTTACATAATCTATTTCGTATATATCAATTTGATACATTTTCGATCCAGTATTATATTTTACTTTTACTTTTCCGTTATCTCCCATATATTCTCCTCTCCACTCCATTTCTCCCTCAACGATAATTTCTTTTTCTTTATTCCATTCTATTACCTTGTTTACAAAGAATCTTATCCATTCTTGTCCCATGTATGTTTTTTCGTTTGTGTCCCATTCAAAAACATCTCCATTCACCTCAAATCCACACCATATACTTGGGTATTCTCTATTTTTATTTCCATACTCATATTCACTATCGTGCCTTTCATTCTGAATAGTGTCCCATTCTTCTTGTTCTTTGTCTGTTAATTTTCTACTTAAATTTAATTGTCCGTTCCAATCTGTATTATATCCCATTTTATTTAATTTTAATTATTATGCTAATTCAGTTAATACTCCGTTAATTTCCTCATACTCAAATTCATCCCATTCAGTCCAATAATAATAATCTACTGCATATGCTATATCGCATAATTCTTCATCAGTTTCAGTATTATTAAGTGCGTTTGCTATTTTGTTAGATAACTCCTCTAACTCTTTATCGTTTAGATAACAAGAATTGTCAAATCCTTTAATATCTTTGATATCTTTTGGTATTAAATTTAGTATTGCTTCTTTGTCTTTTTTTATTTCTTTGATAAATAATTCTCTATCATCTATCATACAGGAATAATCTATAAATACATATCCTGTATTCATTCCTTGACCTGTGTAATCACATTTTCTGGCGTATTTCATTATTATTATTTTTTAAAAGTTATTTTTTTAATATGTTTAATTGTTTCTTGTAGTTCTTGTATTGTGTCTGTGTTGAACAATCTCCCAATCTTGTATTAAATCTTTTTTTTTCATAATTTTATATATTTATTTTATTTTGTAGTTTCTCAATATACTTTTCACTTTCTCTAATTGTTAAATAGATGTGGTCTTCTTGGTATATTGTTTCACTCTCAATTAACTCTTCAATGTGCTTTTCAAAGTCCTCTTTTAACTCAATGTTGTGTTCAGTAAATAACCACTCGTTAAAGTGTTTTAATTCTTCCTCTATCAAGTAATAATTTATTGTAGATGATAGTTCGGTTAAGTGTTTAACCATTTTTGTAAATTCTGTAATTTTCATAATTTTTTAATTTATATTAGTATTTGTTATTGACCGGTATTTCTACCGGTTTCGGACATTTAGTCCATCATCAGAATAACTCTTTTATCCAAATATAAATTTAATCAATCGTTGTATTCTATTTAATTTTGGCTCTGTGTACATGCTTGTATAAGGTTTTATTCTTTGTCCTTTTGAATTTACGCAGTACATTATTTCATTATTATTTTTCATTTGTTTGTTGTTTTTAATTGTTTTTATAGGTTGTTATAATTAGGCATTCTTTTTTGATAGTGTGCTTGTTTATACGTTCTATGTAGGTTTTGAAATAGTGTGTATTGTGCTTGGAATAGCATATCCATTCCACACCCTGAAATTCTCCCATTTTTAGACACTCCAGCTAAGGACAAAATTTCACTATCTGTAATTTTATGAAGTTTATTTTTATAGATGTAAGCCAGTTTTATGATTCGGCTCATTCCGGATTTGCTCACACTCTCAACACCGGCATAAAATTTACCATTAATTAAAGCGTTTTTTATTCGTGTTAATTCTTCAATTCTCCATTTTGTTAATTGGGGTTTGTCTTGTTCTGTCCAGTAATTAGAGTTTTTAATATCCTCGTTTGCTAATCCCTGAGCTAAATTTTTAATGTGCTTTGTTGTTTTCATAATTGTTTATTTTTTTATTAATTATTGTACAAATATAGTGTAATTCTTTTTAATAAAACAAACTTTTTGACAATTATTTTTGTCCCAATGTGAAAATAATTTATAAGTTGTTGTTAATCAATGAGTTATAAGAGAAATTTTTTTGTGTTTTCTTGGTCTTTTGTTTGTGTTTTGGGGTATTCGTGGGGGTTTTATTCTCTTTCTTTGTCTATCTCAATAGTTTTATTTGTTCAATAAAGGGAACGAGGGAAGGACAAACAGAGGACAAAAAGAACGAACAGAGGACAGAACAAGGACACAAGGACAGATAGACAGATAGACAGATAACCACCCGACCACCCCACCGACCACCCCACCAAAAAAACCCGAAAAAATCCGAACAAAATTTCTGAAAATGTCAGGGGGGGGTTGTTTTTAGATTTGTTTTTCTATGACGGACTTTCATCGTATGACGTATAATAACCCTCAACTTCCAGACATCTAAAAAAATTTTATATCTTTGTAAAAAACAAAACTCTTATGAAAACAGTTAGACTTAGAAAGAGAAACAAAATCAAGAAAATAAAACTATGCCTACAGTAACTTATAAATGTGGAGACACAGGAAAGACAAAGAAAAAAACGTTTGCTTACAATGCAGTAGGTAAAGCACAGGCTGGAGAGTTTGCAAAAAGAATGAATGGTAAAATAAAAAACAATCCTGGTTACGGGATGGAAACTAAAAAAACTTATTGATATGAAAAAATTTACAGAATACTTTAAAGGATCTAATAATGTAGAAGGTCTATATGTAGAAGATGGTCAACTAATAAATGAAAGAGCAGATGGTATGACAGGTATAGAGCAAGCTGCTATGTATAGAAAGCAAATGAAAAAACAATATAAAATTGATTGTATCGCTGATGGTATCGAAAGAGCTAAGATGCGTATGGATCATGACAAAGACATTTACGAGTATTAAAATTCCCATTTGTTCTGTTGTGAAAAGGAGGTTAGACTTTAAGTCTGCCTCTTTTTTTTATATATATGTTAATCTTCAACACTAAAGTGTTATTCTTTTTTAAACTCAACACTAACTTAACTTATTGATTATTAGTAACTTAACTATCATTAGTGTTAAAGTGTTAAACTGAAACCAATTTTTTAATAATAATAAAATATATATATATAAAGAAATATATAAATATAAAAGAGAGCTTTTAAATTAACACCTTAACACCACTATATAATATTTTTTATTATCTTTGCTTTTAAATTTAATTAACTAAAATCACAACAAATGAAAGAACAAGGGTACATTCCAAAAGAGCTTGCTTTTAATGAGGAGGCAAGAGAAAAACTAATATCGGGAATCTCAAAAATATCTAACGCAGTTAAATCAACTCTGGGCCCACAGGGCCAAACAGTCCTTATAGAGTCAGCTGAACACACTCAAGGATTAACAGTAACTAAAGACGGAGTAACTGTAGCTAAATCAATCTTTCTTTTAGATCCAATCGAGAACCTTGCGGTTCGTATGATGAAGCAAGCTTCAGAAAAAACGGCCAGCACAGCTGGAGATGGGACAACTACGGCTATTGTCTTAACAGAAGCCTTAGTTAAAGCAGGACAGAAATACATTCAAGAGGGCGATAACATTATACAAGTAGTTAGGAAAATAAGAGAGATAGGCGATAAAATAATTAAACAAATAAAAAAGGAGTCAATTGATGTAACTGAGAAGATGTTAGAAGATATAGCCACTATCTCTGCTAATAACGATAAAGAGATTGGTGATATTATAGCTTTAGCTTATAATCAAGTGGGTCGAGATGGTATAGTAACAGTGGAGCGTTCTCAAACAGATAAGACCTATGCCGAGGTTACTAATGGTATAAAAGTAGATAGAGGATGGACATCTCCAATGTTTATTAACGATCAGCGTAAGGATGAGTGTATTTATGAAAATGTTAAAGTTCTTATATGTGATACTGAGATTAGTAATATACTTCAGATTGAAAATGTATTAAAGCCAATTATTAATTCAGGAGATAAATTATTAATCATTGGAGACTGTTCGCAGAATGTTATTAATACCTTAGCCGCTAATGTACAGCGTAATGGTTTAAAGTTCTGTAATATAAAACCACCTTCATTTGGTTATAAGACACATGAATTAATGCAGGATATAGCTTTTTCTATAGGAGCTAAATACTTTTCAGAAAAAACTGGAGATGATTTATCATTAATTCGTATGGAGGATCTGGGTCATGCTGATAAAATTATAGCAGGTAAAGATTCTACTATCATTATTAAAGATGGAGATGTTACTATAGAGACTCGAGAAAGAGTAGAGGAGCTTAAAGAACAACAGCAAAGACTAACAGCTAAACATGAGAAAGATTTTATTAATGAAAGAATAGCGTCTTTAGTTGGAGGAATAGGGTGTATATATGTAGGAGCTACCTCAGATATAGAGCAAAAAGAAAAATTCGACCGAGTCGATGACTCGGTATGTGCAGTGCGTAGCGCACTACAAGAAGGAATTGTTGCTGGTGGAGGAGTATTATTATATAATATAGCACAACAATATAACGGATCTTCTATAAGTGATAAGATAATTAAAGAAACATTACAAGCTCCATTACAACAAATACTGGTAAATGCAGGATTAGATAAAAAAGATATATACGAGGAAGGCCTTAAAAAGAACTTCGGATATAATGTTGTTACAGGTAAATATGGGGATATGTTTAAGATGGGTGTAGTTGATCCAGCGCGTGTTACCACACAGGCTTTATCTAATGCTATTAGTGTAGCTACCACTATACTTACTACTAACGCTATTGTTACTCACGCAAGAATACATACAGACTCATGAAACCAATAGGAAAATATATCGTAATTAAAAGTATTAAAGAAGAGCTTAAAACAGAATCAGGTTTATTATTATCTAATGAAGATGCTAATAACTTTAGATATAAGAAAGGAAAAGTAGTAAAACCCGGTACTGATGTATCAGTAATAAATAAAGATGATATTGTTTATTATGATGGAGCGGCAGGACATCAAATGTTAATAGAAGATAATCCTTATACTATTATTCAGGAGAGAGATGTCGTTGTTGTTTTATAAACTTATTCATTTCTATAATCATATTCCTGTATACTTTATCCATATAAGAAGCATCATGTCTAAATAAAGGATTGATAGTAGGGGATTCTCCTATTTCCTCTCCGTTTAATTTCTTATATAAAGTATTAATAAGGCGTTTCCCTTTATAAGATAACTCATATAAAGTAGTTTCATTACCGTTACGTTTACGCCATACATGTATATAGCCTTGATTTAGAAGCCTATAGAACCTGGGTTCATCCCAAGACATACACTCTTCAAACTCTTTAAACTTTGTTTTATTAAATATTTGTTCGCTATAGAGGAAAAATAACATATCTATATCCGGAGTTCCGATCTTGTATTTGGCTTTAGCCCAATACCTTATCACCCGCCAATACTTCATGTAATCGTGTGAGGGTTGAACTCTATCGTAGTTCTTTCGTATTATATTTGACATTAAATTAAATTTGTATCTTTGCAAGAACAAAGGTATTAAAAAAATAAAAAACATAAAACTATGCCCACAGATCCTAAAAATAAAAAACAAGTTAAAACGAGAGATCTATCTAAACCCTTAGCCCCTTCCACGTGGGATAAATATGTGGATATAGTTTATCCCAAACCATTACGTAAAGGAATGAAGACTATCGGAAGAAGCGCTAAAAGTGCTTACCAGGAGGTAAAGAAAAAGTTAAAAAGAAAAGAAAAAGCTACAAGAAAAGCGGTTAGAACTGCAGTATCTGTAGGAAGACCTGAAAGAGTTGCTAAAAAAGAAATTGAGAAAGCTATTATTAAGAAGAACAGAAAGTATGCTAAAAAACTCAAAAAAGCTCCTAAAGTTAAAACCCAAAAACAAATTAAAAAGAGTATGAAGGACGCTATTATTAGAAAGAATAAAGCGAGAAAATTATAAATATTATGCCTCATAAACCATTTCATAGACCTAATGTTGTTGCTGTTAGTAAAATAAAATCTGCTTCGGATCATAAAAAAGCTGTGCAAAAAGTTAAGGATAAAAGAGTTGCTACCAAAACAAAAGACACAATTAAAAAAGCTAAAGAGACAGCAGATAGAAAAATAGCTGAGTCTACTAAAAAAACAAAACAGAAGACACAAAAGAAAACCCAAAAATCTCTTGCAAAAACTGATAAAACCTTAAAGAAAACTTTAGCTAAAAACCAAAGCCTTACGGCTCAAACTAAAAAAGCTCAAGAAACAAAAACCAATAAGGTAAAAGAATTAAGAGAAAAACAAAAGGCTGAAATAAAAAAACTTCAAGACAAGAATAGAAAGAAGATGGGAAAAACTTGGTCAGAGAAAAAAAGAAAAAAATGGACTGACAAGCAAGGAAAGATTAATAAGAAAATTAAAAAGTTACAGGAAGGCGGCGTAACTGAAAAAGATAAAGTTAAAATAAAAAAGTTACGTGAGGAGGCTAAAGCTCATTATGATAAAGCATACGCTAAAACTAAAACTAAAAGCGATAAGGGTTCATCTAAAATAAAAGCTTTAAAGGCTAAACAAAAAGAGCAACTTGAAAGATTAAAGGCTAAACTCCAAAAAAAGGTTGACAACTTAAAAGCTAAAAACACAAGAAAGGCAGAAAAAGGTTTAGCTAAAGTAGATGCTCAAAGAAAAAAAAGAGCTAAAATAGCAGATAAATCAAAAGAAAGAATAGAAAAAAGAACTACCAGATTAAAAACTAAAATGGCTTCTACTCAGCGTAGAGCTAAAAAGAGACAAGCACGTAAAAAACGTATGCAAGCACAAACAGGTTTACGTAGATGGGATGGAACTTGGAATTAAACAAAAAATATTATTATCTTTGTAAAATATTAAAAATTAGAAATTATGAAAAAACAAGGTTACAATGCAAGACTTGATGAGTCTTTAGGAAACAAACACAAAGGACATCACTCTCAATCTTTAAAAGACAGAAGAGATGAGTCTAAAGCAATGTCTAAAAAAGACTATGGTCATGCTTATGGTGGAGATCACAATATGTCTTATGAAAAAATCAACAATGTGAAAAAACACATTGGTGCTGCAATAAGAAAATAATTATGGCAAAAAGAGGAAGAACTAAAAAAGGTGCCTTTCCAGAAATAAAAGAATCTCGTCAGGGAGCTTTTACAAAGTGGGCTAAGTCTAACGGATTCAAAGACGCGTGTAGTGCTGCTAATGCTGTTATGAAAAAAACGGATAAGTATTCGGACAAAGTAGTAAAGATGGCAAACTATGCAAAAAACTTTGGATGCAGAATGAAAAAATAAAATTATGGGAAAATTATTAGTATGGTTAGGTAATAAGATTATTGATTTAACCTGTAAAATAAAATGTAAGTGGAACTGGTTAATAAACAAGTTGATGTTTAATGTGACTGCATGTCCACACAAACAATGTACTTGCAAATGAAAAGACAAGTCTTTAATAAATCCAGAGGGTTAGGTGATACTATAGAAAAATTCACCAAAGCAACTGGTATAAAAAAAGTAGTTGATAAGGTAGCTAAAGCTACTAATAGCGACTGCGGATGTAATAAACGTAGAGACACTTTAAATAGAGTGTTTCCTTATGATAAATAAATAAAAAATGGCATATCAAAAATTACAATCAAGAGAGGCTTTAGATGTTATTCAAAGCGATACAGTAAAAATCCCAGACCCATCGTCAGTAGTTAATGTTATTGATGGAACTACAGCTGCAACAGATGGGGTTACAAAAATAGTAGTAGACCAAACTGTACCTAATACCATTACTGCTACAGTAGGAACTACAAAATTTACTGAAATGGGAATCCAACCGGGAGCTATTGTTTATAATGTAACATCAAGTATTGCCGCATATGTAACCAGTGTAGATAGTGACACTCAATTAACAGTAAGTGTAGCAACTACAGGAACAGGAGCAGATGTTATTTATATATACAACAGGGCAACTATAGGCTGTACTTTGTTTGTAGGAACAGCAGGAGATATAGAAGTAACAATGGCGGAGAACAATGGAAATGTAACTGCACTTAATACTCCAGGAAACTATTCACCTATATTTAAAGGTATTGCCAATGGATCTTTTTTACCTATTCAAGTAATACAAGTTTATGCAACCAGAACATCAGCTGCAGATGTTATAGCTTTATGGTAGTATGGGATCAGGAATTGGAATTGGAAATGCAAATTTATTCACCAGTGTAGCAGGAGTAGTCACTCCTCCAGGATATTCTAACTTATATTCTATAGATTTTGATGGGGTAGATGAATTTATTGATTTAGGAAATAATTCAAGTCTACGTCCCTCAATAGCGGCCGGAGCAAGTGTTTCCGTATGGGCTAAATGGGTAAGCACTACAGGATCTACATCATCGATTTTTTCTAACAATTCCCAATTAGGTGTTTATTATGGAATAAATATAGATAAAAATAGTAACGGTTATGTTGCGATGAGCACGGGAGACGGAACAGGAACAGGATCAGGTGACAGAAGAACTTGCAGAACTGTTAACAATGAATTAACCGATAACGCTTGGAATCATATTGTTTGTGTATGGGGAAGCACGTCATCATCAGATTTTGATATATATATTAATGGAGCATCTGTAGCTACACTTACATCCGGCTCCGGGGGTGTTAATGCATATAATGCGGCTAATAATGCTTTTATTGGTAAACGTTTTACAGCAGGAACTTTACTTATGGATGGAAAGTTAGATGAGATAGGTTTCTGGAACAGTGCTTTAACGGCATCGGAAGCAAATGCAATTTATAATGGAGGAACACCTTTTGATCTTACATCTGATAATGGTAACTATGTTAGTAGTGCCGACTTAATAGGGTATTGGAGAAATGGTGATCCAAACGGAACTGCATCTTATCCTACCATAACTGATGACAGTAAAAACACTAACAATGGTACTATGACTAATATGGAAAGCGGTGATATTATAACCGATGTTCCTTAAATAATATAAAATGAGTTACGATCATATAACATATGTAATATTTGACGCGTCTGATGTAGGCTCTATTAATTTTTCTGAAGTTATAGAAACATCGGTAGATACTTTAAGATATTCTATAGATCGTTCTCAAACAATTCTAAAATTTACAGGAAACACTCCCAGCTTTTTAAAAGGACAGACTCAATATACACATAGTGAAATATGTTCAATACTTCAAAATCCTATTAATGGATGGGTAACTGAAGAATAATAATAAATTATTATCTTTGCATTTATGAAATGGACAACGACAACAACATGGAATGGGAATTATGTTTATTTAATAAAACCACCTGGACATGAAAACAGAAATAAAGGACACCGCAGAAGTGTTAGCAGCAAACGGGGGAGCTTTGGGATTAAGCCTTTCTCAGTGTAACGAAATTCTTCAATTCATCTCTCTTTGTTTAGCAATTGCCTTTACGGTTTACAAGTTTGCTAAATCAAAAAAGAAATGAGAGAAATAAGAAAGATTATAGTTCACTGTTCAGCTACCCGCGAAGGTCAAGATATTTCAGCTGCTACTATTGATAGTTGGCACAAAAAAAGAGGGTGGTCAGGAATTGGCTATCATTTTGTAATAGGCTTAGATGGTACTATTGAATATGGACGGCCAGTTGAAAAAATAGGGGCTCACACTAAAGGTTATAATAAATCCAGTATAGGAGTATGTTATATAGGAGGAGTAGAAAAAGATGGAAAAACCCCTAAAGATACTCGCACTTGTGAGCAAAAACAATCTTTAAAACTCTTATTAAAAACTTTATTATTACTTCATCCTGGAGCTTTGATTCATGGACACAGAGATTTTTCAGCTAAAGCTTGTCCTTCGTTTGATGCAACTGATGAATATAAATATTTAATATAATGGCAAAAAAAGGAAGAACAGGAAAAAAAGTGTGTTGGAAGTATGGTAAAGGAAAGTATTGTGGTATTTTAATTCCAAGTATGGAAACCGCTACTCATCGTTATGCTCGAACAGAAAATGGAAAAGTTAAATCATTACCAAAGAAAAAATGATAGATAAAAATAAATTAAAAAAAATAGCTGCTGAATTAAAAAAAGCATCAGCTATGCATAAAGGTCAAGCGGCAAAAATAGATAAAATGTTAAAGTCTATGAGGCCTAAAGTTAAAAAGAAAAAATAATGGCTGAAAAAAGCAGAATGAAGTGTAACCGAGTTGTAGCTTCTGACCGTCCAGGTAAAAAGAAGATGGTGAAAGCGTGCGAAGGCGGTAAAGAAAAGTTAATTCATTTTGGTGCTAAAGGTTATGGTCACAATTATTCTGCAGCCGCAAGGAGATCTTTTAAAGCAAGACATAAATGTGGAACGGCTAAATCCAAACTAACAGCTCGATACTGGGCGTGTAAACATTTATGGGCAGGAAAAGGAGGTTCTACTAAATCCAGTCCAAAAAATAAAAGAGGTAAATACTAATGAAAGAAATTTTAGAATTAATAGAAGGATATGGCCTACCATTAGTGTTGTTGTTAGGGGCGTTATATGCATTATATAACTTCTTCTTTTTTAGTATTAGAGAGGTTAAAAATACATTCTCCAAACATCATGAAAAAAATGCGGATAACATGGAAGAAATAAAAAAGAAAATAGATATTATATTAGAATACATTAGAAAACAATCATGAGTATATTAGATAAAATATTTGGAAAAACCGCAACTGATGTTGCTGACAAGGTAGCAGGAATTGCTGACAGGTTTATTAGGACTAAAGATGAAAAAGCAGAGTTTGAAATGGAAATGGAAAAAATCTTTATTCAAGCTGAAGCAGAAATTCAAAAACAAGTAAGTGAAAGGTGGCGGCATGATATGACCAGCGATTCCTGGTTAAGTAAAAATGTTAGACCTATGGTATTAATATTTTTAGTTGTATGCACTGTGTTAATGATTTTTATTGATGCAGGAGCAGTTAATTTTCATGTAGAAGAAAAATGGACAGATTTATTACAACTTGTTCTTATAACTGTAATTGGATCCTATTTCGGAGGTCGTTCATTTGAAAAAATAAATAAAAAAAATAAATAATGGCAAAATTAAATTCATTCACATTCAAAGGTAACTCTCGTAAAAAAAGACCAGGCATACACGCTAAGTCTAAAACCAGCTCTCTTAAATCCAGCAGAAACTATTTTAAGAAATATAGAGGACAAGGAAAGTAAAATACATTCCATAAGTTTTCTTATCTTTGCATTATTAATTAATTAAACTTTAATCAAATGCAAAAAAAAATAGACGAACAAGAATTAAAGTCTCTTCAAGACTTAAATGTAGAATTTAACAAAATTAAGTCTCAGTTAGGAGATACTGAACTTCAAAAGTATGGATTACTTTTAAGAGTTCAAGAAATTAAATCAGAGTTCCAGGTATTAGAAACATCTTTAGCTGACAAATACGGTAAAGATGCAGTCATAAACATGGAAACTGGTGAAGTAAAAGAAAAAGAAAAAAATGGCGAAAATAAGTAATACTACCGTTTATCCTAATATCATTCCTACAGCGAATGATTATTTAGTTTTAACAGACGTAAATGACAACAACGAAACTAAAACTGCAAAAGTTACAGATTTTCAAAAGTTTTTTGGAACATTAACTAAAGAAGTAACTATAACTTCTACACAAATTTTAAGTTCTTATAGTAACCCTGTGGAATTGATTCCAGCACCAGGTGCCGGGTATTATATTATTCCTTTTGGTACGATAGTGGTAAAAAATAATTTCAAAACTAATCCTTATTCTTTTACGTTATTAGGAGGGTTTATAACTCAAACCGACGGAGTGAATACAGCGGCTTGGACTATTATACAAAAAGCTTTTTTAGAAAAAGGATTTACAGAAGTACAATCTTTTGCGGCAGTAGATAACAATACTTTAGCTGCACCTACTTTAACAGGAATGGATAACAGACCTTTGTTGTTTCAAGCAGATACCGCTAATCCTACAGGAGGTGATGGAACCTTAACTTTTAATATACAATATAGAATAGTACAAATATAAAGATATGGCAAAAATTGAAAACACTACCGTTTACCCTACAGTCACCCCTGCAGCTGATGATTTATTAATCGCAACAGATGTTAGTAATAATAATGAAACAGTTACTTTTTTAGTAAGTTCTATTACAGGAGGAGGAGGAGTAAATCAAGGTCTACAGTCTGTATTAGATACTGGTAATACAGCTACTCAAACTATGACTTTAACAGGTAGTGTAACTTTGTTAGGGGGAGCTGGTGTAGGTTTTATAGATTTATGTCAAGTAAAATTAGGCGGTAGTGTGGGCGCAGCAGGACAAGTCTTGACTTCTCAAGGAGCGGGATCTTGTGCTATATGGGCAACTCCAGCAGCTACTTCATGTTGTAATATACAATCTACTTTAACAGCAGGTAATACTGCTACTTTAGATTTTAATACAACAGGTAGTATTAATATGACGGGAGCTGGTAAAATATTAAGTTTAAGTAATGGAACTATTGCCACTATCTCAGGAACAGGTTCTAATTTAACGATGGGAACTAATTCAGATATTTTCTTAGGCAACACATCGGAATTAAATTTTGGAGCAACTGCTACTATTAATGATTATAGTGGATCAACTGGAGCTATTGGACAAGTATTGACAGTAAATGCAGCGGGAACAGGAGTAGAGTGGGGTACTTTACCAGCACCCGCAACTCCACCATTACAACAAGTTTTAACAGTAGGAAATACAGCTACTGCTATAGGGATATCTTTTAGCGGTCCAAGTACCACTACTTTTGATACTACCGCTACTATTTCTTCATCAGCAGATAATGCTTGGTTAGGAACCAATACATTTAGTGCTAATGGTACTTTAGTCACTACAGCTGGAATAGCGTTAACAGGTTCTTTATGGGACGGTGTGAGTACCGGAAATGTAGGGGATGTATTAACATCTACAGCCACGGGAGTTTCATGGCAACCAACAACAGGTGGAGTTACATCTGTAACAGCGGGAGCCCCAGGAACTTCAACCGGAACAGTAACTACTATTACTCCAACAACAGGAGCGGTAGTGGTAACACCTAATGCTTATGCGGGAGGAAACAATATAGGTCACGTACCTACAGGAGGAACGGCTTCTAATTTTTTAAGAGGAGATGGAACCTGGCAGTCTATTGCTTGTTGTAATTTACAAGATACCTTAACTGCAGGAAACACAGGTACTACCAGTATTATATTAAGCGGATTAGGGGTAGAGGTAGCGGCTCCTAATGGAAAATTTACAACCATTGAAGATGGAACATCATCTGTGGGTGCTGCAGGAGAAGTTTTAAGTTCTACAGGAACAGGATTACAATGGGTTCCGCCAGGAGGAGGTGCTTATTCGTGGAGATTTGGAGCTAATGATGGATCATGGTTAACCGTATCTAATGGACAATATGCAGGTGTAACTGGAGGAACTGGAATTTCAGCAGCGGATAGTGGAACAGGGAGTTTAGGAGATCCTTATTTAGTTACACTTACTAATACAGGCGCTACCAGTGTGACTGCAGCAGCAAGTGGAACTTCTACTGGTAACCCTTTAACTATTACCCCAACCACGGGAGCAGTTACGGTTGCTTCTAATGCTTATGCTGGAACAACTAATGTGGGACACGTACCAGCTGGAGGAACAGGTACTACTTTCTTAAGAGGTGATGGAAGTTGGCAAGTACCGGTCGCTGACAACTCTGTAATAATGTGGAATAGAGATTTTACAGGTGCAACCGTGTCTTTAACAGCCTCAAGATATTATACCTATTTAGGGGCTAATGACGCAAGTTTTGACACCCTTTATAATAGATCAACCAATGACCTTGGAGCAGTTATGCCTACTACTTTACCAGCTTTTGATCATCAAGCTGGATTTACATTTTGGAACACTAATGCGGGTGCCTGCGGTACAGATGCTGACCAATTAAGACTTTGCGCGACAGACTTTACAATTATTACTGATGTAGCAGGAACATTTTATTTGGATTTATTTAAAGGAGACCCATGTGATCCAGATACCGCTTTTTTACAAGCTGCTTCTTGTACTATAACAGTAGCTGGTGGAGTTATAGGATGTTGTAGCGCTACCTTATCAGGAATAGCTGCCAATGTAACACTTCTACCAGGAGAAGGTTTCTTTTTTACTTTAAGAGTAGACGCTTTATTTGAAGGTAGCTTTAGTGGAAAAATGGCACTTAAACTATTACCTCAATAATAATTAAATAAAATGAAATGGATATCAGAAAAATCTCAATCGGATCAGACTATAAGTCTGGAGCTATGCATTATATTGTAGGCCAAGAAGTATTAGGAGGCTCACATAATATTCATCTAATTCAAGCAACCTCAACTTCATATAAAATTTGGGTTCAAAAAAAAGATGAAATTTTTATGTGGAAAGAGTTTTTAATGACTCTTCCTATTTCATTGGAATATAATATAAATTTTTAATGAAGTCACCTTATAACTTTATAGTTTCCCCGGTTAATTTAAGAAGGTATGATAATATTAAAGAAATAGGAAACGTAGATTTAATTACCAGTGTTTCTCAAGAAGATCATACTACATCTAATAGATTAGCAAATGTTATATCTACCCCTATTAATTATCATGGACCTATTGAACAGGGAGACGTTTTATTAGTACATCATAATGTTTTTAAATTTTATTATGACATGTATGGTAGACAAAAAAGCGGAAGAAGTTTTTTAAAAGATGATTTGTTTTTAATTGACAACGAACAATTTTTTTTATACAAAAAAAACAACAAATGGCATGCTCATAGTAAATATTGTTTTATAAAACCTATTCCTCTTAAAGAATCTCCTATTTATAAAGGAGGAAATGAAGAGCCGTTATTTGGAGTGGTGAAATACATTAATCAAGAATTAATAGATTTAGGCGTTAAAGAAGGAGATGAAGTTTCTTTTACCCCTGACAGTGAATATGAGTTTTATGTAGATGGGGAAAAGTTATACCGCATGTTTACCAATAATATAACAATGATTGTATGATTCATATAGTAGATAATTTTGTGGATAAAGATTTATTTAAAATAGCTAATGATTATTTAAATAATGGAAAGTTTATTACTCACACTGTAGGAGAAAAAAATTTTTATATTCAAGAGTCTCCCGAATCGTTTAATAATTATGTGCTCCGCAAATTAGGAATGATTGAAGGTAGAGAATTAGAAAATATATTAAGTTTTTTTAGAGTTTCTACTGATGAATTAGACACGCAATGGAGGATTCATTCCGACTTAAAGATTAAAGGAGAACATCCTGATAGAGCTGTAGTTTTATATATGTCGGAACGAGAGTTAGAAGAGCTGCATGGAACGGCGTTTTGGGAACATGATATTTATGGAAAATCTTTGCCTGCTCATGTAAAAGAAGAAGAGTATGATGAAATGATTAGAGTAGATGCAGAACAACTGGAAAAATGGAGATTAGTGTCGGTAGTAGGATATGAACCTAATAGATTAATATCTTATCCAGCTAATTATTTTCATAGTAAATATCCAAATAAATCTTGGAAAGAAGGAAGAGAGGTATTTGTGATGTTTTATAAATATAAAAACAATGAAGAAAAAAAATAAACCTTATAAACCTTTACCTTCGTATTTAACTATAGGTCCTTCAGATATTCATGGAGTGGGGATTTTTGCTAAAGAAGATATTCCTAAAGATATTGTGATAGGTATTACGCATATTTATGATCCTAACTTTGAACATGATTTTATTAGAACACCCTTGGGGGGTTTTATTAATCATGACGCACGCCCTAATTGTAAATTAGTAGAAGTAAATGCAGATTATCATTATAAACAATTACAAACTATTAGTAAAATAGAACAAGGAGAAGAGTTAACTTTAAAATACAGTTTATATAAATTAAAAAAATAACTATGGGAGTACAAAAAAACATTGCACGATTAAACGCTAAAGTAGAAGCTTTAACTAAAAACTTACAGACTTTAATTTTAGAAGAAAAACAAACCAGAGACATGGTGTTAGGAGCTTTACAAATTTTAAAACATCTACCTGGTCATGATAAAGCTATTGAGGACATAAAAAAAACCTACGAAAAAAATGAACACAAAGGAGATTAAATTAAAAATTATTGAAGCTGGAGAAAAAGCTGTAAGGCAACTTATAAAAGTTGCTAAAGAAGATATTATTAAATATGATAAAGATGATGAGTTAGCAGCTGACAGATTAAAAAACGCAGCAGCTACAAAAAAATTATGTATTATGGATGCGTTTGAAATATTAAAAAGAATTGAAGAGGAAAAATCTTTATTAGAAGGAACAGTAAGTGAAAAGAAAACTAATACATTAAAAGGATTTGCAGAAAGAAATTCAAAATAGTTTATATACGGAAATAAAAAATTATATTCCTAAAGCCGTGTTGTCTAATAAAAATAGGGCGCGGAGTTGGCTGTATGGATATAATGAAAAATATGATGTAGTAGTTATTTCTAAAACAGGACAAATAGAACAGATTATAGATATTAATGGATTAAAAATAGCTTTACCTAAAATTCCTAAAAACATCCATAACAAATCTAAAAAAAAAGAAGATCAATATTGGGAGGTTACACCTATTTCTAAAGAATTAAATAGAATAAAATCTATTTTTCAATGGCATGAAACTCCGGATAATTTCAAAAGCAGATGGGTAGAATATATAGAGGAAGAGTTTGATCGAAGAGAACAAGGACATTGGTTTATGAATAAAGGTGTTCCTACTTATATTACCGGTACACATTATATGTATTTACAATGGACAAAAATTGATGTAGGTCATCCAGATTTTAGAGAAGCAAATAGAATATTTTATATTTTCTGGGAAGCTTGTAAAGCAGATAAACGAAGTTTTGGAATGTGTTATTTAAAAATAAGACGTTCAGGTTTTTCTTTTATGAGTTCGTGTGAAGGTGTAAATCAAGCCACCATCACTAAAGATGCTCGTGTAGGAATATTATCTAAAACTGGATCAGATGCAAAAAAAATGTTTACTGACAAGGTGGTTCCTATTTCTAATAATTATCCTTTCTTTTTTAAACCTATACAAGATGGTATGGATAAACCTAAAACGGAATTAGCGTATAGAGTTCCCGCATCAAAAATAACTAAAAAGAATATGCATAAACTTTCAGAAGAAGAGTTAGAAGGATTAGACACTACTATTGATTGGAAAAACACAGGAGATAATAGTTATGATGGAGAAAAATTACAATTACTATTACATGATGAAAGTGGTAAGTGGGAAAAACCTGATAACATTTTAAATAACTGGAGGGTAACTAAAACTTGTTTAAGACTGGGTAGTAAAATTATTGGTAAATGTATGATGGGGTCTACCTCTAATGCTTTGGATAAAGGAGGGGGTAATTTTAAAAAACTATACGAAGATTCTTTTCCGTCTAATCGTAATGCTAATGGTCAGACCAAAAGCGGTTTATATTGTTTATTTGTTCCAATGGAATGGAATTTTGAAGGATATATTGATAAGTATGGTATGCCTGTTTTAAAAACACCTCTCCACCCTGTTGAAGGTATAGATGGAGAGTATATAAATATAGGGGCTATTGATTATTGGGAAAACGAAGTAAACTCTCTTACCCATGACCCTGATGCTTTAAATGAATTTTATCGTCAATTTCCACGAACAGAATCACATGCTTTTAGAGATGAAAGTAAACAATCTTTATTTAATTTAACTAAAATATATCAACAGATAGATTATAATGATTCTTTAATCTTAGATCATCATACTACTCGCGGTTCTTTTTATTGGGAAAACGGAATAAAAGATAGTAAAGTAAAATGGTCACCTAATAAAAACGGTAGGTTTTTGGTAACATGGACTCCTCCCGGTCATCTTCAAAACAATGTAATTATGGAGCGGGGTCAAAAAAAACCAGGGAATGAACATATAGGTTCTTTCGGTTGTGACTCTTATGATATATCTGGGGTAGTAGTAGGAAAAGGATCCAACGGTGCTTTACATGGATTAACTAAGTTTAACATGGAAGAAGCTCCAAGTAATGAGTTTTTTTTAGAATATATAGCGCGTCCACAAACAGCGGAAATATTTTTTGAAGAAGTTTTAATGGCATGTGTTTTTTATGGCATGCCTATTTTATGTGAAAATAATAAACCACGTTTGTTGTATCATTTTAAAAACAGAGGATACAGAGGTTTTTCATTAAACAGGCCAGATAAAACTTATAATAAATTATCTAAAACTGAACGAGAATTAGGAGGAATACCTAACACTTCTGAAGATGTAAAACAATCTCATGCTTCAGCAATTGAATCCTATATCGAAAAATATATAGGTATTGATTTTTCAGGAGATTATAGAGATGCGGGTGATATGGGCACGATGTATTTCGGTAGAACTTTAGAAGATTGGGCTAAGTTTGATATTAATAATAGAACTAAGTTTGATGCTGCTATTAGCTCTGGTTTAGCTATTATGGCTAATCAAAAACATTTATACACACCATCTAAACAAAAATCAAAAATAAGTATTAACTTTGCAAGATATAACAATGCCAGTAATCATAGTCGTATAATTACATGAAAGATATTAAGATAGATATAAAGTCAGCAGCTTTTCCAGACCAATTTGTTTCAGATTCTCAGAAAAAAACTAAAGAGTACGGTTTACAAATCGGACAAGCAATTCAATATGAATGGTTCCGTAAAGACGGATATAATTGTAGGTTTTACAGTCAGTGGCAAGAGTTCCATAAATTAAGATTATATGCTCGAGGAGAACAGTCTGTAGCTAAGTATAAAGATGAATTATCAGTAGATGGAGATTTATCTTATTTAAATTTAGACTGGACACCGGTTCCTATTATACCTAAGTTTGTTGATATAGTAGTAAACGGAATGTCGGATAGATTGTTTAAAGTTAACTGTGTAGCTATTGATGCAATGTCGGCTGAAAAAAGAAATCAATTTCAAGAAATGGTAGAGCGTAATGTAATTGCTCAAGATTTATTTAAACAAGTTGAAAATGATTTTAAGTTAGATGTATTTGAAGTTAATCCAGAAACGCTTCCTCAAAGTGATACAGAAATGGAATTGTATATGCAGTTAAATTACAAACCAGGTATTGAAATAGCTAATGAAGTAGCGATTGATACTATGTTACAAGAAAACGATTATGAAAGAGTTCGTAAACGTGTAGATTACGATATCACTACATTAGGCATTGGTATATGTAAACACATGTTTCAACAAGGAGACGGTTTAAGAGTGGAGTATGTAGATCCAGCTAATGTTGTTTACAGTTACACTGAAGACCCTTATTTTAAAGATTGTTTTTATTGGGGAGAAATTAAGACCGTACCTATTGTAGAGTTAGTGAAGATTGATCCTGATATTACCAACGACGATATGGAAGAAATATCTAAATATAGTCAGGCTTGGTACGATTATTATAATGTAGCTGCAATGTATGAAAACAGTATGTTTTCAAGAGACACATGTACGTTACTTTATTTTAATTATAGAACTACTAATACATTTGTTTATAAAAAGAAAAAATTATCCGAAGGAACTTTTAAAACAGTAGAAAAAGATGATCAGTTTAACCCTCCTCAAGAAATGATGGAAGAAGGAGGTTTTGAAAAGATAGAAAAAAAGATAGATGTATGGTATGAAGGGGTAATGGTAATGGGAACTAATATTATTTTAAAGTGGGAATTAATGGAGAACATGGTTCGTCCTAATTCAGCTAATCAACATGCATACCCTAATTACGTAGCTTGCGCTCCTAAATTATATAAAGGAACTTTAGAGTCTTTAGTAAGAAGAATGATTCCTTTTGCAGATTTAATTCAAATCACTCATTTAAAAATACAACAAGTAGTTTCCAAGGTAGTACCAGATGGGGTATTTATTGATGCTGATGGATTAAGTGAAGTAGATTTAGGAACTGGAGCTGCTTATAATCCTGAGGATGCTTTGCGTTTGTATTTTCAAACCGGTAGTGTAGTAGGTAGAAGTTATACTCAGGATGGGGAATTTAATAATGCACGGCAACCAATTAGTCAGTTAACATCTAACAGTGGTCAAAGTAAAATGCAGATGTTAATAGGTAATTATAATCATTATTTAAATATGTTACGTCAAGTAACCGGATTAAATGAAGCCAGAGATGCGTCGACACCAGATCCAAATTCTTTAGTAGGTATACAAAAATTAGCTGCTTTAAATTCTAATGTAGCTACCCGTCATATATTGAAAGCGAGTTTATGGATTACTAAAAGATTGGCAGAATGTTTATCTATTAGAACGGCAGACATTTTAGAGTATGCTGATTTTAGAGATGAGTTTGCAATGCAAATTGGAAAATATAATTTAGGGATTTTAGAAGAAATAAAAAATTTATATTTATACGATTTCGGGATATTCATCGAGATGTCTCCAGATGAAGAAGAAAAAGCACAATTAGAAGCTAATATACAAATGGCTTTACAGCAAGGAGGAATTGATTTGGAAGACGCTATTGATATTAGAACTATTAATAATTTAAAAATGGCTAATCAATTATTAAAAGTAAAACGTAAACAACGACAAGCGGAACAGCAGCAACAGGAATTAATGAAGCAACAAATGCAAGCTAAAAATCAAATGCAGTTACAACAACAAGCTGCTCAATCTAAAATGCAACAAACTCAAGCAGAACTTCAGTCTAAAATTCAAATTAAACAAGCAGAGATTGCTTTTGAAATTGAAAAACAAACAGCTGAGGCCGATTTAAAACGTAGATTGATGGATGCAGAATTTAATTATAATATGCAATTAAGAGGAATGGAACAGGCTCAAATTGATCAGAGAGAAGAAAAGAAAGAAAAAGCTAAATCAGATAGAATTAGCATGGGTAACACTCAACAGTCTAAAATGATTGAGCAAAGAAAAAGAAACTTACCTCCTTTCAATTTTGAATCTAATGAAGACAGTTTAGACGGTTTTGATTTGTCGGAATTTGATCCACGATAATTAGCTAAAAAAAATAAATAAATAAATATTAACTTTGTAACTTAAATTAAATTAAATAAAATGGAAAATAACGAACAACCAAAATTTACAGTAAAAGCTGTGGGTGACGCGGAAGCTAAATCCACTCAAGAAATAGAAAGAGAATTATTACAGAAGCATGAAGAAAAACTTGAGTCCGAGCAAACTGGAGTGGAAGAAAATAACGTGGAGCGAGTGGATACAAGCGTTGAAAGTACCAGCGCCCCATCGGAACAAAAAGAAGTACAACAGAAAAATGAAACACAAGAAACTCCCGCATCAGAGTTAAATGATGCAGACGTTCTTTCTTATATTAAAACGAGATACGATAAAGACATTGAATCGGTAGATCAATTATTTGATACTAAAGATGCAAATGAAGACTTACCGGAAGATGTGGCAGCGTATTTTAAATATAAAAAGGAGACTGGACGTGGAATCAGAGACTTTGTAGAATTACAAAAAGACTATGAGGAAATGGAAGGTGACCAAGTGTTAGCGGCTTACTACACAACTACCGAAGAGGGGTTGGATAGTGAGGATATTCGAGATATCATTGAGGATAAGTTTTCTTACGATGAAGAGTTAGACGAACCTAAAGATATCAAGAAGAAAAAGTTAGCCAAAAAGCGAGAACTTGCAAAAGCTAAAAAGTTTTTGAATGAACAACGTGATAAGTATAAAGCTCCTCTTGAGTCAAGTGGGGGTGGATTATCTACTGAGGACAAGGAAAAAATTAATAGCTATAAAAGTTACATAGAGGAATCGCAAACCAAGGCGGAAGCCCAGAAAAAAAGGTATAATTACTTTGTTGATAAAACTAATGAAGTTTTTAACGACGAGTTCAAAGGTTTTGAGTTTAAAGTCGGAGACAAAAAATTTACTTTTAAACCGGGTGATAAGGATGAATTGAGAAGTAAGCAATCAGACGTTAATAATTTTGTCGGTAAATATATGGACAAAGAAACAGGTTTGATTAAAGACGCTCAAGGATATCATAGAGCCATGTCGGTCGCGATGAACTTAGACAAGTTTGCTGAATTTTTTTATAATCAAGGTGTTACTCAAGCCGTAGATAATGTTTCTAAAAAATCTAAAAACATTAACATGGAAATGAGAAAGACCCCACAAACATTCAGTAAAGACGGTTTAAAGATTCGTTCGGTTGGTGATAAAAGCAGTGGTAGAGGCCTCAAAATTAGAAGTATTAAAAAATTATAGTAATTAAAAAAATTTAAAAAAATGGCAGTATTAGGAACACCAGGCTTTGACTTGCAGCCAAGTTCGCAGCAAGTAGCCTTAGCGACAAACTATATTACCAATTTTGATTTCCTTAACCAGTATCTACCTGATACTTACGAAAAGGAGTTTGAAAGATATGGTAATAGAACAGTAGCCTCATTCTTAAGAATGGTAGGCGCTGAAATGCCTTCTAACTCAGACCTTATAAAATGGGCTGAACAAGGAAGGTTACACACTAAATATACAGCATGTACATCTGCAGCAGCAGCAGCAGCAAACAATGCAGTATGGACTATACCTACAGCACAGGTTAACCCAGCTTCTCCGCCAGCATCATCAGCTCCGGCTAATGGTTTTGCGGCAATTAGAGTTGGTCAAACGGTTATGATTTCAGATGAAACAGCTGGTTCAACGCTTAGTAATAAAGCGATTGTAACTGCAGTTTCAAATGCAGCACCGTTTACGGTAACTGTAGCTTACTATGAAGCAGCTGGTCAAGCAGTAGCGGCAGGGGTAAATTGTAGTATATTTATTTATGGTTCAGAATTTAAAAAAGGTCAAGACGGAATGGCTGGATCTTTAGAAGCACAAGATTTCATCTTTGACAATTCTCCAATTATCATAAAAGACACTTACGAAGTAAATGGGTCTGATATGGCACAAATTGGTTGGGTTGAAGTAAGCACTGAAAACGGAGCTTCTGGATACCTTTGGTATATGAAGTCTGAGCATGAAACAAGATTAAGATTTGAGGATTATCTTGAAACAGCAATGATAGAAGCGGTTCCAGCAGAAGCTGGTTCTGGTGCTATAGCTACTACAGGTCCAGAAGGAAACAAAGGTTCTGAAGGAGTTTTCTATGTAGTTAATACAAGAGGAAATGTATGGAGCGGTGGTAACCCAGTTGCTCTTGCTGGTTTTGATTCAGTAATCCAAAGATTAGATAAACAAGGGTCTATCGAAGAAAATGTAAT